TCATCGGGTGCCCAGCGTACTGGGCACCCGATGACGCCACAGGTCAGATGTACGTGTCAGGCGTAGCGGCGAAGATCGCCGCAGCTTGCTCCATCTCCTCATCGGACCACCAGTTCAAGGCGTAGTCCCAGTGCCGCGAGAAGCGGCACAGGAGGGCCGCTACGGCCCTAGGAGCGCGGAACAGGTACGGGTGCCCGACCATGTCGGGCGAGCGCATGTCGAAGACGTAGACACGGCGCATGGTCACCACGCTCCGCGCATGATCTGCTCGTACCGCTCGCGGGTCACGTAGCGCCCCGGTTCGTTCATGAACACCAGCAACCGCCGCCGGTAGCAACCGGCAAGGTACAGGTCTCGGCGCGCTTCCTCCCGGCAGCGATGCACCGTGAAAATACTCATCGGTGCATCGGCTTCCTGTCGCCAGTAGCGGGCCCCGTACACACTTTGCCGCGCCCTGCGGCGCATGGCGTCGATCATGTGCGCTTTCCGGTAGACAGCCATCAGCACTCCTCGTACGCGTCGTCACGCTGACACTCGTACGTCGAACAGAACTGCACGCGCTCGTTGTACGGCGCGACAGCGACGCATCCCGCGTCCGCGCAGTCGGAGCACAGCTCCGGCTTGGTGATGTCGCTGGACACCGTGGTGTCCATGCAGTCACGGCACGCACAGTGCGTGTAGCCGCTCTGCGGCACGGCCTTGATCAGGTTCGCGCTCATGGTCAGACCTCCTCATCCAGGAGGGTCACGCACCGTGCGGGGACAACGGCAACCTCGCGCTTGCCGTCCCACACGTACCCGATCACCGACATGTTTGCAGGTGGGGTGTCGTGAAGGATCAGTTCCCCGTCGAAGTCCTCGTATCCGGGCGCGTCAGTGACGCGCACAGCCGGGTACTCAACTTCCTCGACCAGGAGGACGCGACGACCGTCCTTGTACGTGATGTCGTACCGACCACCGCCGGCGGACATGGTCCGAACCTGGTTCTTGCCGCCCATCTGGGCGTGGTTGATCTCGGCGAGAGCCGCCTCGGCAGTCACCGTGACCGCCTCGCCGTTCTCCGTACGCTTGAAGCGCTTGTCGCTCATGATCCAGTCCTCTCCTACTGATCATGCGCCCCGGTGGCACCCGGGGCGGGGTCGTCTGTACGACCGACAGAGCGCACGGCACAGGTCCGTGCGCTCGACTGCGGTACAGATCAGCCTTGGCCGTGTTCCACGACGTAGTCACCGTCGGTGACGTCGTAGAAGAAGCCGTGCGGGTATATCACGCCGCACTCTTCGCCAGGCTCGCAGGGGCATTCGTCGCGCGCCCCGTCCACTCTCCACTGGGCTTCCTCGCGGCTGTCGTACTCGGCGATGAAGTCGCCGTTCTCATGCCACACTCGGAACTTTTCCATGATCACGCCTCCCGCGACGGGAGGCCGGCGTAGGTGTACTCATCGTCACCATAGGTGGGCCCGTGGGGCTGCCAAACGGTGTACGACTTCATGACCGGGAAGACCTCCCGGTCCACGGCGATGCGGGCCCACCCTTCGGGCGTGGCCCAGAAGATCCGCCCGTCGGGCGCCGTGCCGAACTGGATGCCGTCCAACGCGAACTTCTTCGCGCCGCTGGGCCACGCCTGAATGATCGTTGCTGCACTCATGATCAGCCTCTCCACTGTCATGTGCCGGCCTGGCACGGCCGGTGGTCCGTAGGACCGACAGAGAGCACGTCCGGAGACGTGCTCTCGACTGTCCGGCGGATCGCTAGGGACGCGCGATCTCAACACCCATCCCGGGACGCACCCTGCGCACCTGCAAGCGGAGAACCATCTCCGTAGCGTTAAGGCGCCCGAAGCGGTCCAGTGCGATCTTCTGCGTGTACACCAGATCGCACGGACGGTCGGCGTACGTGATCTCCCATGACCGCACGGTGAACGTGCCATCGCCGTTGTCCCAGTACGTCATGGTGTTACTCAGGTCGGTCTTCATGATCTCTGCCTCTCCACAGGTCATGTGACTTCTCATCAGGCACGCTCGGATGGCACTCCGAGCGCACTTGACGAGACAGGGCCCGCGCGGCTTCCGGCCAACGGATCAAATCCGTCCGGCGCCGTGCGAGCCCTGCTCGCGTCTGTGTGTCCGCACGTCATAAGGGCGTTCGCGCGGTAGCCCGTCGGCGTATGCAGCGCCGACTCTCAAGTGGCTCTATCTCTCCCGCGTTGTGTCGCGGTTCTCCGGCGCCCGGGCTGTGACCCCCATCTGCGTAGGCGGTGTAGAGCATCCCGCCTGCCATGTTCCGGTCTGGCCGACCTGTTGTTGGATCTCCAGCCACCCTCCGGTTCACCGCCTAGGCCACCCACCGTCACCTGCCCGGTCAGCTCCCTGGTTTGTCACCCAGAGGTGGACCCTTGCGGGCCCCGACTGCTGTTGATCTCCAGTTCTCAAGCTGCGAACACTCGGCCGGTTTCCCCCTTGCCGGGGTGCCCCGTCCGGTGCTGAGGAAGACTCTGCCAGTGCTGCGCACATGCAGCAAGAGATTCCCGCCGATTCACGGGTAAAGGCTTGGCAAAGTCATTCGATCACCATGGACCTGCGGTTAACACCGCAGGTCAGAGGCATGTGATGTGAAGGATGTGTGCGCATCGCGCACAGCAGGACGTCTCGCATCGTGCTGGCGAAGACCAGCACTGCCGGGCCGCGGGTTCCCCAGTGCCCCCGGAAGGGCCATGTGCGGGCCGCTGTGCCCCTTTCAGGGCACGTGTGGGGACTTGGACCACCCACGGTGGTCCAACGGTTGTACGAGACGGGCAGAAACGACAGAAGTCGTCAGGCTGTACACCCTCGTTCGGGGGCACAGGTGCCCCGATGTCACGTTCCGCCGGCGAAGCCGTGCGCATCAAGATCACGAAAGGCATGGGCACATATGCGCCGCCGATGGCGGCGCACTGGTCGCCTCACCGAGGCGACACATGTCACCCCTTCCGGCAACGCCCCTCAAGGGGCTGCCGGTTGGGGATCGGCCGTGAGCGAAGCGAACGGCACTGCCCATAGGCGTGGCCGTAGGCCACGCACTGGTGACCACACCAGTGGTCACGCCATGGGTGTGCACCTGCACCAGAGTGCAGTGCACACATGATCCACAGACACAGAGAGACCAGCCCTTGGTGGGCTGGTCTCGTGTGTGACCACAGCGTGGTCACCATGTGTGTCCACCCTGGGGGTGGACACCATGTATGTGCGAGCGATCGGGACCACTGATCCAGCACATCAGTGCTGTTCAGGGGGACTGTCGCTCACGCTCCAGTCCAGTGCCCTATGGTGACGCCTTGTAGGCGTCACATGTGTCCCTCTATGTCCTATTGGGGCCGAAGGCCCCATCTTGACCCCGGGTTTTTTAACCCGGGGCACTGGACTGGACTGGTCCGCGTCTCGGGACGCGTCCCAGACCCCATAGTCGGGAGGCGCGAAGGCGCCTCAACCGGATACGCCCGGAGGGCGATTCAGTGGGCGCCCGGCGGCGCCCTATGGGGGTGCGCATTCAACCTAGGGCTGTCAACCCCTCCCGTCAAGTCTCAACCTGGGGTTGAGACTTGCAGAGGGGTCACTGACCACCTATGAAGGCCGGTATGGCTACATACGTCAAGTCTCCCGGCACGGCTGAGCCGTTGGTGAAGCTCGCGGTCTACATGTACCCGATGGAGCGCCAGAGGGTACGTGAGCAGGCATCCCGTCGCGGGATGGCCATGTCGGAGTACATCAAGTTCCTCATCGAGCGCGACCACCGCGGGACGTTGGAGGCCGACCAGTGAAGGCCAAGTTCAAGAACCGATGCCACATGTGCACCGAGGACATCCTGCCGGGTTCCGTGATACGGAAGTCCCGTTCCGGGAAGTGGATTCACGGGCTCTGCGCGGACTACGCCGCCATGACGGCGGCGATTAACGCTGGCGACACCTACGCCAGCCAGCGACGATCCGATTGGAAAATGGGCAAGTCCCCTTCGAGTCAGAGCCGAAGGCTCTCCTGAACCTTTGAATCGAAGGCCGCCCACGGCCTTCTTTTACTGGGTAGACTGCTAGCAGAAAAGTGCTAGCAGTCAGGGGGTGCAGTGGCCACCAGGATCGTGGGGGGTTCCACCCCCAGTAAGGACCGCCGCAGGACCGAGCGGTCCAGCAAGCACGCCAAGGACATCATCCTGGCGGGCATACGCAGCGGACTCACTGTCCGCCGGGCCTGCGAGGCCGCAGGCCGGCAGGAGACGACGTACGGCTACTACCGCCAGTCGGACCCGGACTTCCGGGTCCTGGCGGATGCCGCGCTCCAGGCGCGGAACGAGGGCTTCAAGCCCGGGACCAAGCCCGTGCCGGACTTCCCGCAGTTCTGCGAGGAGTACCTGAACACCCGGCTGTTCACCCACCACTTGCAGTGGGTGGACATGCTGGAGGGCAGGGAGCCCCGCGACCTGCACCCGAACCAGATCTACGAGCCGCGTGAGCCGGACAAGATCTTGGTCAACACTCCCCCGGAGCACGCGAAGTCCACCACGCTCACGATCAACTACGTGACGTGGCGGATCGTTCAGGACCCCAACGTCCGCATCCTGATCATCTCCAAGACACAGGAGATGGCGAAGAAGTTCCTGGTGGCGATCAAGGATCGCCTCTCGGAGAACGAGGCGTACGCCAAGTTGCAGCAGGATTTCGGCCCGCCCGGCGGCTGGGCCGAAGGCGCGGCCAGATGGGCCGCGGACGCCATCTATGTGGCCGGCCGGGACTCTGGCGAGAAGGACCCGACGGTCCAGGCCCAGGGCATCGGGGGCCAGATCTACGGCTCCCGGTGCGACCTGGCCATCATGGACGACTGCGTGGACCACACGAATCATCATGCCTACGAATCCCAGATCGACTGGATCCAGAACCAGGTGGGCTCCCGCGTCGCCGACGGCGGCGGGCGCATGCTGCTCATCGGCACACGCATGAACACGGTGGATCTCTACTCCGAGATCCGCCGCCCCCACTACTACGTGGAGGGCGAGTCGGACTGGACGTACCTCAGCCAGCCGGCGGTGCTTGAGTACGCGGACGACCCGAAGGACTGGAAGACCCTGTGGCCGGTCACCAACCGGCCTCCGGTCACCATCTCGGGCCGCAAGGCCGCACAGGCGGCCGGCTGGCCGAAAGACGGCCTCTGGCCGATGTGGCACGGCACTGCCCTGGCGAAGAAGCGCAAGGGCATGCGGGCCCGCAACTGGTCGATGGTCTACATGCAGGAGCAGGTGGCCGAGGATGCCGTCTTCCGCCAGGAAGACGTGCAGGGCTGCGTGGACCGCGCCCGCTATCCCGGGCGCCTGATGCCCGGCCAGTCCGGGCACCGCCGGTACGGCATGGAGGGCACGACCGTCATCGCCGGCCTGGACCCGGCCGCCGCCGGGTACACGGCCATCGTCGTCATCGCCCTGGACCGGCAGACCGGTCAGCGCTGGGTGGTCGAGGTTGTCAACCGCCGTGCGCTGCCGCCGCACGAGATGCGCTCGGAGATCGAGCGCCTGACGGACCGCTACAAGATCGCCGAATGGCGCATCGAGAAGAACGCCTACCAGGCGTCCATCGTCCAGGACCGCCTGATCCGGGACATGCTTCACGCCCGCGGCTGCATCATCAGCCCGCACCACACCAACGGCAACAAGTGGGACTCGGACTTCGGTGTGGCCTCGATGGCCAGCCTCTTCGAGGGCTGGCGCGAAGGGCGCAACCTGATCCGGCTGCCGTCGCAGACGCAGTCCGAGCCGGTACGGAACCTGATTGAGCAGCTGTGTGCCTGGGCGCCGGAGACGAAGGGCTTGACGGACTGCGTCATGGCCCTCTGGTTCGCGGAGATCCGCTGCCGCGATCTGATGATGGACGGCCTGGGCCAGTGGCACTCCGAGGCGAACGAGTTCATGAGCGCCAGAGACCGCGAGGGGCAGTTCGTGGTGGACCTGGAGATGGCCCTCCAGCAGGGCGACATCAGCACCTGGAACGGAAGCCTGAACGGCTTCTCCGGACTCAACTAGCAAGGGGGCGGCATGGAAAACCCGAGGGAACCGACCTTCCGCGACGAGCTGATCAGTCTGCTCAACCGGCACAGCATGGAGAACGGTTCGGACACTCCGGACTTCGTTCTGGCCGCCTATCTTCACCGGGCGCTGGAAGCGTTCGACATAGCCGTTGGGGAGCGCGAGAACTGGTACGGGAGGAACTGATGGCCACACCCATGAGCGCGGACCAGTTCCTGGCCGCCCTGCGCGCCGAAGGCGTGAAGGTGAGTGAGCACGCCGGATGGCGTACGCACAACCGCGCCGGGCACGGCGCGTGGGGGCCCGTGAACGGCGTGATGATCCATCACACCGCCGGAGCGGCGCCTGGCGATGGTGACGTGGTCTGGTCGGGCCGCTCCGACCTGCCGGGGCCGCTGGCCCACGGCTACGCCGCGAAGAGCGGCGTCATCACCATGACGGCCAACGGCCGAGCCAACCACGCCGGCGGCGGCGACCCGAAGGTTCTCGCCGCCGTGGTGAACGAGTCGTACACGACGGCGCCCCCGGCGCCGCACTACCACGACGGCTCCAGCGGAGCCGTGGACGGCAACGCGCACTTCTACGGCCTGGAGATCAGCAACCTGGGCAACGGCAAGGACCCCTACCCGGACGTCCAGTACGAGGCCGCCGTGAAGTGGGCGGCGGCCATCTGCCGCCATCACGGCTGGTCGGCCAAGTCCGTGATCGGACACAAGGAGTGGTCCGACTGGAAGTCGGACCCGTCCTTCAGCATCCAGAGCTTCCGCGGCTACGTGGCCGCGTGCCTCGCGGCCAAGCCCGGCGTTTGGCGCCTGGCGCCCGCCACAACTCCCACCGCACCGAAGGAGGCCGCTGTGCCGACCGCGGACCAGATGACCGCCTCGCTCTACAACGACCTCATGAAGATCAAGCGCGTGGACGACGGCGAACAGCACGCCGGCGGCTACTTCCTGGCCATGACGCTCCAGGCCGTCCTGGACCTCACGGAGAAGGTTGAAGACCTCACTGCCGAGGTCGCGGCGCTCAAGGCTTCTTGAGCGCGCATATACGAGACGGTGTCGTATCGTAATAGGCGAAGGAGGTGACGCATGGCTGACACCGTGACGGCGATGTCCGCTGACCCGGCCATCGTGCGCCGGGTCGATGCCGTGCGCGCCGACAGCGCGGAGCGCGACAGTCGGCACCAGCTGGTGCACGACGTGCGCGCGAACAAGATCGAGAACGTTCAGCCCGGCTCGCTGCCGGAGGCGTGGCCGAAGCCCATCGTGGCGAACGCCATTGATGTCTCCGCCCGGCAGTTGAGCGAGAACCTGGCACAGCTGCCCAGCATCAACTGTTCGGCCGGCGTGGCCACCAGCGACCGCAGCAAGAAGTTCGTCGCCAAGAAGACGAAGATCGCGTACTCATATGTGATCGACAGCTCGCTGAAGCCTGCGCTGCCGCAGGCGTGCGACTGGTACCTGACCTACGGGGCGCTGCCGATCCTGGTCGAGCCCGACTTCAAGTCGGGCAAGCCGCGCATCGTCTTCGACTGCCCGAAGGGCGCGTACGCCGAGCGCGACCGCTGGGGCAACGTGGTCTGCTACTTCCGCGTGTTCCGCGAGACGGCTCGGAAGCTGGCCGCCATGTACCCCGAGCTGGCCGACCGGATCTACGGCCGGGACTGGGCGAACCGTCAGGGCTGCGGTGACGAAGCCCTACTCGAAGTCGTGAAGTACAAGGACGCGGACACGCAGCTCCTCTACATGCCGGAGCGCAAGAACCTGGTCCTGATGTCGGCGCCGAACCCGTTCGGCAAGGTCTCTGTGGCCATCGCCAAGAAGCCCAGCTATGACGAGCAGGAGCGCGGCCAGTTCGATGATGTGCTCTGGCCGCACCTGGCCAAGGCCCGCATGGCCATGCTGGGCCTGGAGGCCAGCCAGCAGACGGTGCGAGCACCGCTCGCCGTGCCGAACGACGTGCAGAAGATCTCGTTCGGCGACAACGCGATTCTCCGCACGAACAACCCGCGCGACATCGTCCGCGTGGGCCAGGACGCGCCCGTGGCCGCGTTCCAGCAGCAGGAGCTGCTGGAGCAGGAAGTGCGCACGGGTACGCGTACGCCGGCCTCGGCGACCGGCGATGTCCAGGCTTCCATCATCACCGGACAGGGCGTCAACGCCCTGAACGGCGGCTATGACATCCAGATCGCCACCGGCCAGACGGTCATCGGCTACGCCCTTCAGCAGGCCATCGAGTTGGCCTTCGAGATGGACGAAAAGTTCTGGCCGGACTCGAAGAAGATGATCGACGGCGAGATCAACGGGACTCCGTTTCAGGAGTTCTACACGCCGTCGAAGGACATCCGCGGCAACTACCGCGTCAGCGTGACGTACGGGTTCGCCTCCGGCATGAACCCGAACCAGGCGCTGGTCTTCCTGCTCCAGCTCCGCGGAGACCAGCTGGTCCCGCGGGACTTCGTCCAGCGGCAACTGCCGATGGATGTGGACGTGTCCGCGCTTCAGATCCAGATCGACAACGAACAGGTCATCGACGCCCTGAAGCAGGGCGTCTTCGGGATGCTCTCCAGCGTCGGCATCCTTGCCCAGCAGGGCATGGATCCCACGCAGATCCTGCGCAACGCCGCGCGGATCGTGGCCCTTCGAGAGAAGGGCATCCCGATGGACCAGGCGATCCTTCAGACCTTCGAAGCTCCTCCGGCGCCGTCCCCCACGGCCGGAGGCCAGAGCGCCCCGGGTGCTGCCCCTGGCGGCCAGGAAGGGCCCGGGGCGCTCCAGGGACAGAACCCGGGAACGGGTTCGCCCTTCGGCGTCGCGCCTGGTCAGGCCCAGATGGGCCCCGGCGGCCGACCGCCGCTTCAGCAGCTGCTCGCCGGCCTCACGGCCGGCGGAGCCCCGAACCTCAGTGCCTCAGTGAGACGGAGTGTCCCGGCATGAGCGAGTGCAAGAACTGCGGCCGGGAGGACGGCCACTGGATCGGCTGCGCGAAGGCGCTCAGCGCCTTGATGGCGAACGACTGGAAAGACGAGTGCGCCTTCGACGGCTGCTCCGAGCCGCGCAAGTCCGACGACAAGCGCGTGAAGTTCTGTGAGTTCCACAGCGACCCGAAGAACAGGAAGTGATCACGATGAGCGTGGAGACCACCGGCTTCGCCGGCGACCCGTTCCACGAAGGCGCGGGCGGCCACCCCATGGACAGCCTGCGGGGCGGCATGAACGGCCCGCACACCCAGATGCCGGACGAGTCCACCGCCCAGACCAACCCGCGTTCCGCGGCGACCGACAACGTCGGCCAGACCTGGAACGCCACCACCCTGGCGCCGACCCCGGCGCCGACCGGCGACAACGACGGCATGCGGGCCCACTGACCAGTCGTTTTCCCGACTCCGGGAAAACGTGAGGAGGAGCGATGGCCAACGGCCATGGGGGTCAGCGGACCCCCAGCTCCCCCGCCCCGGTCTCCGGGCCGGGGGCTTTGTCGCAGAGGACGGACGGTGGTCCGTCCCAGCCGATCCGCGTCCCCACCGGGGGCGCGTACGGCGACGCCACGCAGCTGCGACAGGACCAGCAGGGCGCCCCTCTGGGCGCCTCCGCTGGCGGAGACCAGCCCGCGCCTGCCGGCCTGCTGGCCGGGCTGTCCATCCCGGCGGGGCCGTCCTTCGGGGCGGCATCCCAGATGCCGGGCGTCCCGGTGACGGACGGGGCGGCCTCCGGCCCAGGGGCCGGGCCGGAGGCACTGGGCATCCCGAATCAGCAGGATGCCGACATGCAGTTTCTCCAGCGGTACCTGGTGGTGATGGAGCACATGGCCAACCAGGTGGGCAGCACCGCCGCAGGACGGAACGCCGTGCGCGCGATCAAGGGATATCAGGGGACCTGACATGGAGTGGTTCGATCGGTTCGGTGCGATGTATCAGTTCCTGAACGACACGCCCGCGCTGGCTCACGATATGGCCCTGAAGGGGCCGCAGTCGGATT